GATACAGCGATCAGATTAAATATTGATAATAATCCAAATGCAAATCAAATAGAAAAATTAAAATTATTGTGTGAAAATATACTTCAACCCGTACGTGACCATTTCGGACCTGTAATGGTGACTAGCGGCTATCGTAGTCCAGATTTATGTCTAAAAATAGGAAGTTCAATTGATAGCCAGCACTGTAAAGCTGAAGCCGTTGATTTTGAATGTCCAAATAAAGACAACGCAGAAGTTTGTGATTGGGTTTATAAAAACCTAGATTATGATCAAATGATTTTAGAGTTCTATGTTCCAGGAGAACCAAATAGTGGATGGTGTCATGTATCCTATGTCCCTGAAAAAGGTAGAAAACAATTCTTGCGAGCTTTTAAAGAAGATGGTAAAACTAAATATAAACCAATCATAGGAAAGGCTACTGATTTAGTATAATGCCAATAGGACGATCACAAATACCACAACAAATAGAAGGCAAGTTAAGAGGCGCTAGAGGTGAAAAAAAGAAAAGATTACAAGTCAAAAAGAAACCCAATAGCAAAAAACCTAAGGTCTTCAAAATTTAGTTTAAAAGTGGTACAATCAAATAAGTTGTACAACCGCAAAAAGGAGAAGCTTTACACTCTCAAAGCGGCCGCTAAAAAGGAGAACATTTAAATGGCTACATCAGGAACGACAAGTTTTAACCTGAATATTGATGAAATAATTGATGAAGGTTTTGAAAGATGTGGTCTATCAACCGCTTCTGGTTATGATTTACGTTCGGCAAGAAGAAGTCTAGATTTATTGTTTGCTGAGTGGGGTAACAGAGGTATTCATCTTTGGAAAACAGAATTAAACGAAATACCTTTAGTTGCAGGGCAAGCAGAATATACAGTTGATTCAGACGTTAATGATGTGCTTGAAGCATATGTATCATCAACTGCAGCAGCATCAGATGATGCAAATACACAGGATGTTTCAATAACTAAAATTGATAGATCTGCATATGCTGCATTACCAAATAAATTAGCAACTGGACAACCTTCACAATATTATGTGGATAGACAAACTACACCTAAAATATATTTATACCAAGCGCCAGATTTAAATACTTATAATACACTTAAATTTTATGTAATTAAAAGAATTGAAGATGCAGGTTCTTACACCAATGATGCAGATGTTGCATATAGATTTTTACCATGCATGTGTGCGGGATTAGCTTATTACATAGCTATGAAAAAAGCACCTCAATTAGTACAACAAAATAAATTAATTTATGAGGATGAATTGAAAAGAGCGTTAGATGAAGATGGTCAAAGAGCATCGACATTTATTACTCCACAATCTTTTTATCCTAATGGAGTTTAAGTATGCCAAAATTTGCTACGGGTAAAAGTGCATTAGCTATATCTGATAGATCTGGTATGGCATTTCCGTATAATGAAATGGTCAAAGAGTGGAATGGCTCTTTAGTTCATTACTCTGAGTTTGAACCTAAACATCCACAAATAAGACGTAGAAGAATTGTAGCTGATGCAATTGCATTACAAAATACAAGGCCACAAAGATTTCAACAACCGACAAATAGAGATGGTGTACAAGCTGATTCTGGTGGAGCATCTGTTGGTGTTGCTAATTTAACACTTCCTGGAGATTTTGCTTTTGATAATCAAGGAACTTCTGCAATGAAACCTGCGGATCCTTCTTTACAAAATAGAAGAAGACAGTTATCTATTGAAGTTAAATCCGTAACCGTGAGTATTACATAATGGCTATATCATATTCAGATTTTTTAACCCAGGTAAGAAACTACACAGAAGTAGATAGTAATGTATTATCTGATACCTTAATTGATCAATTTATTAGAAATACAGAATTAGATATTGCAGGACAAGTTGATTATGATGACACTAGAAAATACGCTACCTCTTCATTTACAGCTAATAAAAGATACTTAGTAACTCCTGCAGATTTTTTAATTATTAGATCCCTTCAAGTATTTGCTGATGCAACAATTACTAGTGATAGAGAATTCATGGAAAAAAGAGATACAAGTTTTATATCAGAATACAATAGCACAGGTGCTACAGGTAAACCTAAATATTATGCGAATTGGGATGATGCAACTATTGTTGTTGCACCTACTCCAGACATTGCATATGGGGTACAATTAAATTATATCGTAACACCCCCTCATTTTGATAGCAGCACTGCTACCTATTTATCACAATATCAAGAATCTATGTTATTACACGGAGTTTTAACAGAGGCGTTTTCTTATTTAAAAGGACCCTTAGATATGTACAATCTTTATAAAACAAAGTATAATGAAGAAATACAAGCTTTTGCTATTCAACAAATGGGTAGACGAAGAAGAGCAGAATTCGATGATGGCGTACCAAGAATTAAAGTTTCGTCACCATCACCAAACAGTTAAAGGAGATTAAAATGGCTATAACAACAAACGCAATTTGTAATTCATTCAAAAAAGAATTACTACAAGGAAAACATGATTTTGATGCTGCATCAGATACGTATAAACTAGCAATGTACACTTCAGTTGCAACTTTAGGTGCATCAACTGAAAATTACACTACTTCAAACGAAGTGGCTTCATCTGGTTACACAGCAGGTGGTAAAGCACTCGTTAACCAAGGAGTAAAAGTTTCATCTGGTGTTGCAATTACAGATTTTGCTGATTTATCATTTACAGGTGTTACATTAACAGCAAGAGGAGCTTTAATTTATAATACAACAACTGATGGTGGTACAGGTACTACTGATGCAGTTGCAGTATTAGATTTTGGTGGAGATAAAACAGCAACAGCTGGTACATTTACTATTCAGTTCCCTGCATTTACAACATCTGCTGCAATATTAAGAATTAGTTAAGGAGATTAAATGGCGCTTGTGCTCAATGACAGAGTTAAAGAGACAAGCACCACTACAGGGACTGGTACGCTAGATCTCGGTGGTGCTGTACAAGATTTCGAAGGGTTTGTCTCTGGTATCGGAACAGGTAATACTACTTACTACGCAATAGTTCATTCTGGAACAGGCGAGTGGGAAGTAGGACTTGGAACAGTTACTGATGCTGCAACAGATACTTTGTCTAGAGATACCATTTTATCGAGTTCTAATTCAGATAGCGCGGTAAACTTTACAGCAGGTACTAAAGATGTATTTTGTACTCAACCTGCAGGTAAATCAGTTTATTTGGATGCGGATGGAAACCCTGTTGGAGCAGCAAGTGAAGGATTTGCGGTTGCAATGGCAATAGCGTTATAGGAGAATTATGGCACAAAACTTTAGAAGATATTTAAACCAACAAATCGGAACCTCTGATGTTGATGTACTTGGTGGTGCAGTAGATTCATTTGATTGTTTAATTTCAATTCGATTAGCTAATATTGTTTCAACAACAGTTAATGTAGATGTCTATATAAAAAACTCAACGTTAGATTATTACTTAATCAAATCAGTTCCGATTATTTCAGGAGGTTCGTTAGAATTGATTGATGGCGGATCTAAAATTGTGCTTCAATCAGGAGATCAACTTTATGTAGTTTCTGACACAGCATCATCTATTGATTGCGTTGTCGGAGCCGTAGATACAATTAGTTCATAGGAGGATTAGATGGCATATTTAGGAAACTCACCAAAAACAAATCTAATCACGATGAACTCCGAACAGTTTTCTGGAGATGGAACGACTACTAATTTTACATTAGCTCAAACCGTAACTTTAGCTGCAGAGATTGAAGTCTTTATCGGAAACGTGAGACAAGATCCGTTTTCCGCGTACACTGTTTCGGGACAAACTTTAAGTTTTACATCTGCCCCTGCATCGGGAACCAATAACATTTATGTAGTATTCCAAGGTAAATCTGTTGGTGAAACTACAGCAGGTGCAAACTCAATTGAATTTGGTATGATTAAATCCATCAATGGTGGATATGAAAACAAAGCAACGATATCATCTGATATTACAGTTGACGCTAGTGATAACATGATGGTCTGTGGGCCAGCGGCCTTTACAGGTACAGTCGTTGTTAATGGAACATTAACGGTAGTATAATGAGTGATTTATTTGTAGACAATATTAAACATCAATCTTCACAAGGTTCTGGTACCATTACTTTAGGTGCGAGTGGTGAAACTATTACAACAGCATCAGGTGCAAAATTTAGTGGTATAACAGGTCAAAACTATCCAGCTTTTTACGCAAATTTAAGTGTATCACAATCAGTTTCAAATAATACACTTACAAAAGCACAAATTGATTCTGAATTATTTGATACTGATAATTGTTATGATAATTCTACTAATTACAGATTTACTCCAACAGTTGCTGGCCATTATTTTGTTACTGGTTGTATAAGTGGCGAATCAGGAACTAATGATTCTAATCAATGTACTGCTGCTATTCATAAAAATGGCAGTTATTATACTAACCATAATTTTTCTTCTTCTGCTATATTTAGAAGATTTCCATGTATGACTACTGCTGTAGTATATATGAATGGTTCAACTGATTATATTGAATTATTTGGAAGTATTAATTCTACAGGAACTTCTGTTGAATTCAATGCTGGTTCTAAACAAACTTTTTTTACTGCATACAGGTTAGGAGCATAATGGGAACAATTAAAACAACAAACATAGAA